GTGCCAAGACAGCCTTGGCTGACTTCATACACAATCATGACTTGTTGATCATTGGTAGCACACGTGAAGCCGACTATGAAACGATCAAAAAAATACATGGTCCTTATCCCAAGCATGTATCCTGTGTGACGCCCACCGAATCCGAAGTGGTCAAGTATTTCAACAATGTGCATCACGCCATGCAGGTCACATTTGCCAACATCACCTATGAAGTGTGCAACAAGTTGGGTGCCAACTACATGAACGTGTACAATGCCATAACCAAACGCGATTGCATCAACAAGGCCTACTTGATGGCCAATAAAAACACACGTGGCTATGGCGGACACTGCTTGCCCAAGGATACCAGTGCCTGGAACAATTTAATCAAGCGACTGGACATTGATGCCAGTTTAATTCAAAGTGTGATCAACGACAACGAGAAATTCAACAAATGAAAATATTAGTGACTGGTGCCAGCGGCTTGTTGGGCACAGAAATCTGCCGCCAACTCAAACAAGATGTTGCCAATGAAGTCTGGGCTGTGGACAATCACAGCCGTAGCACTACCATTCCTCCTTGCGATCGATTCTTAGAATTAGATCTAACCAACGGAGCAAACTTTGAACAGTTGCCCCTGGACTTTGATTACATCTATCACTATGCAGCCATCAATGGTACCAAGAATTTTTACGAGCGTCCCAACCAAGTCATGTGGACCAACATGTGTACTGATTTCAACATGTTTGAATTTGCCATGCTGTGCAGAACAACATTGAAGAAATTTGTTTATGCAAGCAGCAGTGAAGTAGTGTCAGATGATCCTGAAACACCAGTCAAAGAAAACACAGACATCACAATCAAAAACATACACAATGCTCGTTGGAGTTATAGACTACCAAAAATCTGCAGTGAGAACTTCTTGGCCAACAGTGCCATACCCTACGTGATGTGCCGTTACTTCAATGTGTATGGCGACAATTCCAAGTCCGGACACTTCTTGGCTGATCAAATTGCCAAAATCAAATCTGGTGTATTTGAAGTTATAGGCCCAGATGAAACTCGCAGTTTCTGCCATGTAGAAGATGCTGTGCGTGCCACCATACACATGAGCCGTGCCGTGGAAAATGAACTGATCAACATCGGCAACGACAGAGAAATTACCATTATGGAAGCTGCGCAGACCATTGCCGGGGCCATGGGCCACACCAATCCAAACTGGACGACCACGCCCGGCAAGGCCGGTAGCACACCCAATCGCAGGCCGGATATCAGCAAACTACAAAGTGTATTGACAGATTATTGTCCTAGGACTTTTGAACAAGGTGTCAAAGAGATTGTTGACAATATGAAATAATTGTTGTATAATAAAGTATGAAAAAAATCTATCATACTTGGCAAGACGTAGAATGCCAAACACAAGAAATCCTACGACAAATTCACGTGGATGCATGGCGTCCTGACTATGTGGTAGGACTCACCCGCGGCGGATTGGTTCCAGCCAACCTAATCAGCCAATATCTTGGTTGCAGAATGGAATGTCTCAAAGTAAGCCTACGTGATGGTGCAGAGCAGGAAAGCAACTTGTGGATGGCCGAAGATGCTTTTGGTCACAGAGATTTTGATCCAATGACATCTGATGACGGTAGAAAACGTATTCTTATTGTGGATGATATCAATGATTCTGGAGCAACACTGAACTGGATTCGCGAAGACTGGATGAGTGGTTGTTTTCCTAAAGACCGACGCTGGAAAGAAGTCTGGGGTCACAATGTGCGTGTGGCCTGCTTGTATGACAACGAAAGCAGTAAATCAAAACTGGATGTGACGTATTCAGCAGTCACAATTAACAAATCATCCGATCCATCATGGATCGTATTTCCTTGGGAGGAATGGTGGCAAAAATAAAAGTAAGTGAAGTATTTTACAGCCTACAAGGCGAAGGTCGCTTTGTGGGTGTTCCCAGTGTGTTCTTGAGAACCTATGGTTGTAACTTTACCTGTGCAGGATTTGGGTGTAAGCCCGGAGAAAAGAGCACAGGTGCCGACGACGTGGCCGAAGTGGTCCATATGTATCCCACATTCAATGATCTGCCCTTGGTGGAAACTGGATGCGATAGTTATGCCTCGTGGCACCCAGCTTACAAACACTTGAGTCCCACACAGACCACAGAAGAGTTGGTAGAACGCATGTTGAGTTTGACTCCCAACAACATGTGGACACAGAACAATGGCAACGATGTGCATCTTGTGATCACCGGTGGAGAACCTTTGTTGGGCTGGCAACGTGCCTACAGTGAACTGTTGAGTCACCCACGCATGGCAGATTTAAAGAACATCACATTTGAAACCAACGGCACCCAAGAACTGCACAAAGACTTCCGGCACTTTTTGTTGAACTGGACCTTGAATTCCAAGTTTGGTAAGTTTGGTAAACGTGGTCCAGGAGCACTTACATTCAGTGTCAGTGCCAAGTTATCGGCGTCGGGTGAGAAGTGGGAAGATGCTATACGTCCTGATATTGTTATGGATTATGCCGACATCGGACACACTTACTTGAAGTTTGTGGTGGAAACAGATGATCACATTGAGGATGCCATACGTGCCACAGATGAATATCGTAGAGCAGGATTTGCAGGGCCAATCTATTTGATGCCCCAAGGCGGTGTTGTTGAGCCCTATGATCGAAACAAACTACGCATAGCAGACATCTGCTGTGTGCAGGGCTGGAACTACAGTCCAAGATTGCATGTGGATCTTTGGGGCAACGGTTGGGGAAAATGATAGAAACACAACAAAGAACTCTAGCCAGAATGATCAGCTACAGGATAACTGCATGGTCATTTACAATTTTTTACACCTGGTTGTTTACTGGCAACATCACGGCAGCCACAGGATTTGCCACAGTGTTACATATCTTGCTCAGTATTGACTATTACATACACGAACGCATCTGGCTCAAAATCAAGTGGGGCCTCAAGTGAATATTGGATTTATTGGTCTAGGCAAACTGGGACTGGACTGTGCCGAGGTGTTTGCCGAACATTACCGGGTACGTGGCTATGACATAGAACCCAGGACCAGTGGTAGTGTAGAAATTTGTGACATACAGGAAGTCATACAGCTGAGTGATTGGATTTTTATTGCAGTGCCGACTCCGCATGCGGCCGAGTATGATGGCAGTTTGCCCACTAGCCACTTGCCAGCCAAGAACTTTTTGTATGATGCAGTACAACAGGCCTTGGTCAAGATCAATCATTATGCAACCACGGCCAAACATGTGGTGCTTATCAGCACAGTGTTGCCTGGCACCTGCAGACAGCAGTTGGCTGGCTTGTTAAACGAACAACACAGCTTTGTGTACAATCCATATCTCATAGCCATGGGCAGTGTAAAGTGGGACATGGTCAATCCTGAGATGATCATGATCGGTACCGAGGATGGTAGAGACGATGGTGTGGCCGCAGAACTAGCGGCTGTGTATCAGCCCATGATGCAGAACCATCCCAGGATCATAATCGGCACTTGGGAAGAGTGTGAGTGCATCAAAATTTTTTACAACACATTTATCAGCGCCAAACTCAGCTTGGTTAATATGATACAGGATTTTGCCCAACACATTGGCAATATTGATGTGGACTGTGTGACTTCAGCTTTGTCAGCCAGCACACAACGCATCATGGGGCCCAAATACATGACCGCAGGCATGGGCGATGCTGGAGCATGTCATCCTCGTGATAACATAGCCCTGCGTTGGTTGGCCGAAGAATATGACATTGGCTATGACTTGTTTGATACCATCATGCAGGCACGAGAACGCCAAGCCCAAAACTTAGCAAACTTTTTGGTCGTAAAAGCACAAAAACACAACTTACCCATAGTCATACACGGCAAGGCCTATAAGCCCGATGTGGCCTACTGCATTGGCAGTTACAGCACCTTGGTGGGCTTTTATGTCGCCGAAACAGGGCATCGTTGTTACTACATTGATCCTCTGGCTGACGACACTGTAGACGTATTGCACGATTTTGGTCGGCCAGCTGTGGTCTTGATGGCCCACAATCGTGCAGTTACATACAGCAATGTGACTGGTGATCACCAGGATCATTTTTATTATGATATCCGGCCTGGCAGCGTGATCGTGGATCCATGGCGTCGACTTCCGATTGACATGCCGGGTGTCACTGTCATACACTATGGAAATACTAGAAAACAATGAGTCCTATTCCAGAATACGTTCATGTCACTTCAGATCAAGATGCACTGTTTTACATACGTGCAGAATGGCGGTTGTGTCGTGTGAAATGGCCACAACGCTGTGAGATCTCTAGACGCATGTTGTGGCCAGGTACCCAGGCCTATCGCGGAAGGGCCATGTACACAGGGCCTGGAGAACCAGTGTTTGAAACCCGCTGGCACGATCGAGAAGAGCACATCGTATGGCAATTAAAGGAGTAACAAATGGGAATACTAGATAAATTTTTTAAAAAGAAAAAGCCTGTGGAGATCAAACCCGAAACACCACGGCCTAAAAAGAAATCAGAAAAAGAACTGGCCACCGAACGTGGCGAGCCTTATGTGACCATACTCAGCATGGAAATTGATCCAGAAAATCTGCAATCGGGCAGTTTTGAACTGGATTGGAACGAAAAGTTTGTGGCCAATTTGGTGCGTGCTGGATATCAGATGAATGCCAAAGACACCGATGCCGATATCGTGGATCGTTGGTTTACCACTGTTTGTCGCAACGTGGTCATGGAGACCTACGAACAATACGAAGCCATGAATCCTGAACGTGATCGCGTAATCAAGACCAGAAATATAGGCGATGGGAGATCAGAAGTATCATGATATTCAATCACATCAAACAACTGCATGCCGACGGAAAAAAGATCGGCATCACATTTTCAACATTTGACATGTTGCATGCCGGTCACATAGCCATGCTAAGTGAGGCTAAGAATCATTGCGACTATTTGATCTGTGGCTTGCAAACTGACCCAACCATAGATAGACCTGACACCAAGAATCATCCTGTGCAGAGCATAGTGGAACGACAGATACAGTTGGCTGCCTGCCGCTATGTGGACGAAGTGGTGGTATATCAAACCGAACAAGACTTGGTAGACTTGCTGTTGATCCTGCCGGTGGATGTGCGTATCCTGGGTGTAGAATACCAAGACAAAAACTTTTCGGGCGAACAAGAATGCCACCGGCGTGGAATTGAATTGGTATTCAATGGTAGAGATCACAGTTTTAGCTCATCGAGTCTGCGCAAACGTGTAGCACAGGCCGAAAGTGAACGCCTGTTGAAGAACGGTCCACCAGAACCAGATCTGGCGCTCAGTACTAAATCACTGGGCTGGTAGAATCCAAACACCATGAACCTATACATCAACGGTGACAGTCACACTGCAGCAGCTGAAGCTGTGGTACCGCATGCATTTGCCGAGGACGATCCAGATCTATTCGAGCTTGGGAGACAACCACACCCTGCAAATTTTGCAGTGAGCTGGGCTCGACAATTGGGCATACTCATGGGAGCCCGATTGCACTGTGATGCAGAAAGTGCCAGTTCAAACACCCGCATATTGAGAACTACCCGGGCCTGGTTGGAAAAAAACACTCCTGATTTGTTGATCATACAGTGGAGTACCTGGGAACGACAGGAGTGGTTGTTGGATGGCGTCTATTACCAGATCAATGCTTCAGGACAAGATCAAGTGCCAGAAAGCCATCAGCACATCTACAAAGAATTCGTCAGCACTGTGGACTGGCCTTTGTGTACCAAACAAGCACACGAGGATATTTGGCAGTTCCACCTGGAGTTGCGGGCCAGCAATATTCCGCATGTGTTTTTCAATGGCAACAATGATTTTTCTCGCATTGCACAAAAACAAAACTGGCACATGAACTATCTAGCACCCTATGATCCCAGCCAGACCTTTGATAGCCTTTTACGCCAAAATGGACATGAACCCCGGCACAACAGCTGGCATTTTGGCAAGGATGCCCATAGCTTTTTTGCCCAATTTATGTTACAATACTGTATTGATCACCAATTCTTTTAAGGCCCAATATGAAGTATGTGCTGATTGACACAGCAAATTTGTTTTTCCGTGCCAGACATGGCGCATTCCGTGCGGCTGATACCTGGGAGAAAGTGGGCTTTGCCCTGCATGTGACCTTGATGGCTGCCAACAAAATGGCCCGTAGATTTGAAGCTGATCATGTTGTGTTTGCCTTGGAAGGACGCAGTTGGCGCAAAGACCTTTACAAACCCTACAAAAACAACCGTGCCGTAGCCCGTGCAACATTGACCGAGGCCGAGCAAGAAGAAGATAAAATGTTCTGGGAAACCTATGATGCCCTGACTAAATACTTGAGCGATAGGACCAACTGTAGCGTGATCCGTTGCCCTACCGCAGAAGGCGACGACATCATAGCTCGCTGGATCGCATTACATCCCCAAGACGAACATGTAGTAATTTCAAGCGACACAGACTTTGTGCAGTTGCTTGCAAAAAATGTTAAACAGTACAATGGTATTACAGATGAGTTACACACCATAGAAGGAATATTTGATGCCAAAGGTAAACCAGTTATTGACAAGAAAACAAAAGAGCCTAAGACTATTCCTGATCCGCAGTGGCTTCTCTTCGAGAAGTGTATGCGCGGTGATTCAAGTGATAATGTGTTCTCGGCATTCCCTGGCGTCAGGACGAAAGGTACCAAAAACAAAGTCGGCTTACAAGAAGCGTTTCTTGACAAGGATAAAAAAGGTTACAGTTGGAACAACCTTATGTTGCAAAGATGGAGCGACCCAGACGGTGTTGAGCATCGTGTCCTAGATGACTATGAACGCAATAGGACCTTGATCGATCTCACTGCACAGCCAGCGGACGTCAAGACCACAGTAGATGCTGCTATCACAGAACAGATCAGCCACAAGGATGTGGGACAGGTAGGAGTAAGGTTCATGCAGTTCTGCGGCAAGTATGAACTCAACAAGTGCAGTGAAAACGCTGAAAGTTTTGGGCGATGGATGAATCAAACATATCAAGGAGTACTCAATGACCATAGTAGCTAAGACAGTGATTGACAAACAGTTTTGGATCCTGCAAGAGGACAATCGCAAGATTGGAAATGTGGAGGCTTGCCGGGATGGCTACCAGGTGCGTATCAACAATCAGGTGGCACAGTTCAAAACCATCAGGATGTTGCAACAACGAGTCAACATCAAATTTGAACACATACCCAAAATCGCCAAGCCTCGCATTGGTCATGAAGTGCATGGATATCCCACTGCTGGTCGGGCCCACAACGGAATCTGGAATGTGCCCAGCAAATTGCCTTTGTTTACCAAGACTACCAAGAGCAAGAGTTGGTACGCCGCAGGGTGGTATGCTGTGAAACAAGGACGCCATTGGGAAACTGTGCAAGATCCCAAACTCATAGTGTTGCAACGCTATCCGTATCATGGACCATTTTTAACCAAGGAGATTGCCGATGAGCATACACCTACAAAAGTTTGTTGATCGAGTGCGTGGCTTCGAAGCCCGCGGTGCCAAAGAGTTTACCATGAGCATACAAGATGCCAAAGACATGCATGCAGATATCACCCGCATGCTGATAGATCTGCAGACTTTGCGTGAAAATGCGGCGGCCCAGGCGCAAGAACCCGAAGTAGTCACTGTGCAAATGGACGGTGGTACATTCTAAATATACATATATTTTTGCATAAATAAATGTATGAGTCGTCCCAAGCCACAAGTGCTAGTTGAACTAGCCAACAAATCAACTTACAAAACTGAACAGGTGCTGGCCAGTGAGGGCATCTGGGCAGTGTTCTACAATGGCGAGCCCATCAACCTCAAAACCAGCAACCTCCTGGTGCAATATCCCGGACCCAAATACAAAAAAGTTTCATTCAGCAATCCCGGCCATGCCAAGAATCTGGCTCGCAAACTCAACACACAATTCCGCACCGACAAATTCACCGTGGTGCTGTTAAAGTCCGGCGACCAGATCTATCCTTGATGTGCGTGACAAACAAAAACTCACACTAGAACTGATCCAGCTGTTGCCCGATGAGCAAAGCATCAGCGTAGAATCGGCCATGAACATCTGGTGGTTCAATTTGAGAAAAAATGGTGGCATGAGATTGACCAGCACAGGATTTGATACCTTTGTGAAAAAACTCGAACTGGAACACTACAGTTATCCCATTGACAATCCCATGCTGTTCAATCATGAAACCATACTGGACCTGGATAGAAAGATGCAGATGCCCTACTACATACATGCCGCCAAAGGTGTTCCAAAACGCATTGTATTTTTTGGTAGCAAGGAAGCAGTGATGGTAAACCTATATGGAAATCTGCAACAGTTTCTTGACAACTACCGGCCTTGATGTTATACTGTAGTTCAGGGCCTTTAGCTTAATGGTAAAGCAATCGACTCATAATCGATGGAGTGAAAGTTCAATTCTTTCAAGGCCCACCAACTAAATATCTACACCATGGAACAACAAAAAAAGACGCCAGTAGACAGTTATTACTACTCAGAAGACGAGTGGGCCAGATTGGGCTGTGGCCCACTACCACCCGAACGTGATCGTAATCGATTACAAGATGCTCACGCAAAAGGCAATCCACAGATTGACGGCAAAAACATAAAAGGTTATAATTAATCATGTTGATCATGTGTTCAATAATCGCAGTGGCCCTGTTGTTGTATGCCATGATCGAGTTGAAAGCATGGAGGGATTCGGAATGAATCAAGATTACAGTTTTGCCATTGGTGTAGTTGTGGTAGCCATTGTGTTCTTATTGATACTATAGTTTCCACGTTCTCTAAACGTGGTGGTGGGTCGGATCAGTAGTAAAAGGCAGTATCGAAGTATCGTCCAGTATAAATAACTGTAAACAAGTGTGCCGCAAAAGAGAAATTCGTTGAAGGTAGAAGTATAGCGATCAAGACTCGGGTGCAACTCCCGAATGGTCCACCAAAAAATACACTCACACGCCGCAAGGGTGCAAATTGAGACCTGTTACAGGTATCGCTGGGTAGACGTATCCAGAGTGTGTTTTTTAATGGGCCATAATTAGAATCGATTGGCGCTAAAGGGCTACCGGAGGATCGGCAAAGCAGAAGCCGTAGGACTAGGGATTCCTAGTTGTAGAAGCAACTCTATTAAATGCAAACGCATCTAATGACGAGGTCTTTGCCTTAGCGGCATGATCTCCGGGGCAACTATGCCTTGTTACCCAAACTAGTCTAAAAAGCCTGGTTTTCCAGGCTTTTTTGTTGGGCATTAGTAAAAACCACTAAATAAAGAGTTGGGCATCACGCTCAGCATTCTTTTAAAAGGAAAATCTCAAGCATGAAAAAATTATTAATCGCATTAGCCTTGTCCGCTGGCTTTGTTGCCTCGGCTCAAGCTCAACTCACCGGCAATTTAGGTTTGACCAGCGACTACCGTTTCCGCGGTGTTAGCCAAACCCAAAATGCTCCTGCAGTTCAGGGCGGCATCGACTATGCACACAAGAGTGGCTTCTATGTTGGTAACTGGAACAGCTCGGTTTCTAGTCAAGTCTACACCTCAGGTGCAGGCTTAGAAAGCGACTTGTATGCTGGTTACAAGAAAGAAATTTTTAAAGGTATCAGCATTGACGTTGGTAGCTACAACTATTTCTATCCACGTGCAACCACAACAGCACGAACTGGCAGCAACTTTGACACCTACGAAGGCTATATCGGATTGGGTTACAAAGACATCATCTCTGCCAAGTATAGCAGAACCTTGGGCGATGGCTACTTCGGTACAGCCAATGCACAAGGCACAACCTATATGCAAGCAGATGCCAAGTTACCAGTTCCTGTGATCAAGAATCTGGCCGTTGTGGCACACTATGGTCGTACCAATGTGGCCAACAACTCAGCCTATGATTACAACGACATCAATGCTGGTTTTGTGTACAGCTTACCAAAATCACTTGACTTGAGCGTGAAGTATTTTACCAATACTGGCACCACAAGAACTTTTGAAACTGCAAACACTGTGAGCGGTCAAAAGCTCTACAAGAACGCAGTGGTAGTTGGCTTGACAAAAACTTTTAATTAATTTCGAAAGTGATACAAAAAAGCTCCTTCGGGGGCTTTTTTGTTGACCCGACTCGGTTGACCTGGAATAAATACATCTGTATAATACTATTATGTTGAATCGCAAAGTGACCTATCTTGTACCACAACCCAATTTCAATGGGTTAGTCGTTCTATGGACAATTTGCGAAGAACGGGATTCAGGGCATTGAATAGTACGAAACACCATACGATATTCGAAACCCTGGAACTAAGCACTCCGGGGTTTTTTATTAGGAGAAAACATGGAAAATAAAAAACAAAACAAATTCTTTTTAGAAGCTGAAGAACGTGTGGCCTTGATTGAAAGCAAGTTTGAGCGTGCTCAGGCACAGGTCGAGGCAATGATAGCACAGATTGAAGCAACAAAAAAATTGAAAACTGTCCATCAAAACAAAGACTGACAGTATCAAAAGTGGTTGCAGGAAACGAGGTCCTGTGTTACACTATAAACAAACACAAACGGGCGGCCCTGGTGATGGATCTCTTCTTGTAGAGTCAAAAACCCAGGCGATATCAAAGCGCATTCCAACGAGTGTGCTTTGCTATCTATCGCGGGTTAGAGAAATGGTATCTCGGGAGTCTCATAAGCTCCAGTTGGCGGTTCAACTCCGTCACCCGCAACCAAACAAATCAAGCCTGGGAACTTTTGTTCTATAAATATTTTTATGATAATAGTTAATAAGTTACCCAACAATTTGCAATGGTTGTGCCCGGTTGATGGACCAGTTCTTACACGCCTGGGCAATTTTATGGATGGTGGCTATGTTGTGCCACTGGATCTTATAAATCAATCTCAGGCCTTGATAAGCCTAGGGCTAGGAGATAACTGGAGTTTTGACCAGGATTGGCATGCAAAAAAACCTCAGGATCCCATACACATGTATGACGGTACCGTGATCAAAGATCAGTTAAAAGTGGCCTACAATGTTGGTGTGCGTGGCCATATAGATTTGCAAACAGAATATGAAGGTTTTTTCCAAGGCCAAGTCCAGCACTTTGTAGAAAACGTAGGGCCTGGCCCGGGTCAAACCAGCCTGGCCACTTGCTTGGCACGCCAGGGTGAAAAAAATGTTTTTATCAAAATGGACATCGAAGGCGGTGAATATGTGCTGATCAATGATCTGATCAACTATCGCGATCGTATCACAGGCATGGTCATGGAATTCCATTTTTGCAATGGCAATCGAACACAGTTTGAAACTGCTGTCAAGATGTTGCAAACTCATTATTCAATCGTGCATTTGCACGCCAACAATCACGTGGACATTGGACCCGAAGGCCTGACCGATTGTTTAGAGCTGACTTTTATAAACAATAATCTGCTGCAGATTGATGGCAAACCAAGATATAATTTTTATATAGATGGTCTAGATTTCAGCAACGTGGCTGGCATAGAAGATCATCGTTATTGTTTTTGATCTAGAGTCTAGGACGACAACTGGCAAATGCTGTCACAGTGCTGTCTCTGAAGTTGAGGCTGTTGCTGAGTTGTTGACACACCGACGCAGTGGCCACAGGTTGTTCCAGTTTACGGACAAGATCTCCGTTGAAGTAAACAAACAAGGTCAAAATATATTCCATAGTATAATAACTCCTAGTAATATATATCGCATCTGATATGTGATTTCGTTGGAGAAGCTATACATTTTTGTTATGAGCTTATTACGGTGAGGTGCCCGAGAGGCCCAAGGGAACAGTCTGCAAAACTGTAAAGCCGTCGGTTCAAATCCGACCCTCACCTCCAGTCTATTCCGGGCAAGTGTTACGGTAGCACCGCAGCCTCCAAATCTGCTTGACGGGGTTCAATTCCCTGGCCCGGGGCCAAACAATGCGGGGTTCGTAAAATGGTATTACCCTAGCCTTCCAAGCTAGAGTCGCGGGTTCGATTCCCGCACCCCGCTCCATATTTTTTAAGAAAGGAGGCACTTATGCCAGCAGTATTTCTTGTTAGCGACACTCACTTTGGTCACGCTGGTGTATGCCGCTTTACCCGCAACGATGGTGTGACCAAACTGAGACCATGGACCGATCCCGATGAAATGGATGAGTTCATGGTTGCAGCCTGGAACGAACGTGTGCGGCCCACAG